CCCTCTGCTACTTCCACTTCGATATCCTTTTTAGAATACCCAGCGAGTGCCATTTCAATAGTATAGTTATAGTCACCATCCTTTACGATATTGTATGGGGGGAAACCTGTTGACGTTGCTTGATGGGTTGCATAATCAAATAGTCTATCAAAAGTCCTATCGAAGCCAACGGCATATGGTGTGAATAAGTTTGTGTCGAATTGCTGAATAGCATTTCTAAGTGTGCTTAAGTTTGTCATTTTACATCTCCTTTATTAAGCAAGATTATATTAATAGGGTGACAACCCAAAATTGGCATTGTCACTAATATATATAAGACTTGAACCCCTAAGATTCAAGTCTCACATAATTTTTTTTGATTAATAAGGAATTTCCTCATCATCAGTTTTTTCATCAGTTGCATTTGGGTCTATCCCAGCATCAACTTTTGTATATAAGTCCATGAAAGACTCTTTGGTTTCATCATCAAACCTTGCAACACAAAGTTCAATTGCTTTCATCTTATCACTAAAGATTGCAAACGCCTTGACTATGTGATCAAGTCTTCTAGTTGATATCAACTCATCAATACCACCATCAAAGAAAGTCTTTCTAATAACTTCAGCCCATGTGACCAAGTTAGTTGCAAAGTCCTCATCGACTTTACCATATT